TTTCACACCGGCACCGAAGAGGATCGCGGCGAGCCGCTCCTTCCCGTCGTTCACTTCGGCATCGACGACGTACAGGGCACGCTGCTCTGTAACGGCCCCGCCGATGACCTCAAGTCGCCGCAGCGTGAGCGCAACCGGATGCTCGCGAGTATCGCGATGTACTTCTCGCGGACGGCGAACTCGATGGTGTACCTGCCGCAGGGGATCGACATTCAGCAGATTCCAGGGATCGAGGGTGCCGTGCTGCGCGGTGAGACCACGACGCAGGGCGGCGGTGAGCCAAGGCGTATCGAAGCGGCGCAACTCTCGCCGGCGTTCGGCCAGGCGTTCGAGCGCATCGACGCAGAGATGGATGAGATCATCAACCTCCGGGAGCTCTCCGATGAAGCCCCGCGTATCGACTCGGGTATCGCGATGCAAGTCCTCGAAGAGCGCAAGCACCAAGCGCACACGCCGGTGTTCACGCTGTGGGAGCAGAGCTACGAGCAGTTGGCGCGCGTGATGTTCTACACCTTCCGCGCGTTCGCCCCTGAGGAGGTTTGGTACAAGGTGCGCGGTGAGCGCGCTCGGTGGACCGTCAAGCAGATTCGGAAAGCGGATCTGCGCGGCGGCGTCGACATCGACGTGGAAGCGGGGAGCGGCTATCCGAAGAACCGTTTGCAACGGCGCGCGATGCTCGAACAGGCAGCAACGCTCGGCATCGCGGACGTGGTGAACGATCCCAAGACGAAGTTGCTCTACGCTCGTGAGCTCGGTGTGCGTGAGGTGATGGAGTCGATGGACGTGGACATGCGCGTCATCGCTCGCGAGCACGATGCCGTGATCGCGTGGGCGAAGGAGCACTTCGACTTTGACACCGGCGAGCCGTTGGAAGGTGACATCAACCCCGAGTCGTCGTGGCCGGTGTTCGTCGATCCCGACATCGACAACCTC